GCTCTAGTTTAAACGGTATATTTAGAACGACCACTGGTAATCAAGTTGCTGGATCCGATCTATCCAGGTTAGCAGAAAGATTTAAAGCGAACCCTATAAAGAAGGGAGATATTGATGGATTTATACAGAAAGCAGCTGATGATGGATTGTTATCTAAAGACGGAGCTAAAAATCTTATAGATTTTATTGATGCAGAAGCTGCTCAGTTAGCTAAGAATCAATATCAAAATTACGGTAGGACAGGTAGAGTTATAAAAGACTTAGCTAAATTACCAATAGGTAACTTTGCTGCTTTTCCATCAGAAATATTTAGAACCATAACCAATATAGGTTATAGGGCTGCAAGAGAACTTGCTAGTAACAATCCTGAACTGCAAAGAAAAGGAATGAAAAGAGCTGTTAGTGCTTTCACAGCCACGACTGCTTTCCCCGCTGGAATAACTTCTTTAGGATTAGCTTTGACTGGTTCTGATAGAGAGCAGCTAGATGCTTACCGAAGATCTTTCGCAGCGCCGTGGGATAAAACTGCGACTTTAGTTCCTCTAGCAACAGACGAAAACGGAAGAATTACTCAAATGGTTAACTTTAGTTATACCAATCCTTACGATTATTTATCAAGACCTTTTGCAAGACTAATAGCCGAAGCAGAAGAAGGCATTCAAAAAGAAGAAGGTCTTGTCAAAACTTTTGTTGATGCTTCTATATTACCTATATCAGAAATCGTCAGTCCTTTTACCACGCCTTCGATAGCAACTAAACTGGCCATAGAAGCTTACACTGGTAAAACAGAAACAGGCAGACCTTTATACAGAGCAAGCGATAGTTTTGGTGACAAGATAGCTAAAGGTTTTGTTCACAATCTAGAAGGTATAGCTCCGCCAGTTTTACCTTTTAGAATTACTACAGATCCTGCAAGCGATCTTCCGCTTGGTATCAGCACACCTATTAAAGATTTTCCAAAAGCAGTATTTGGTAGCACTGGCATGTTAGGCGACGATAAGGTAAGAGGATATAGAGGTAACACCATAGACACAGCAGAAACTTTAATACAAGGTTTCAGTGGTTTGAAAGTTATCAGGCCAACGGTTGCAAGAAATTTAAGATACAAGGGTTTCGAAGCAAACAATATTATTAGAGCAGCCTCTAACGAATTTAATAGAGTAGCAAGATCTGCTGGAGAAAGAGAAGCAGAAGATTTTACTAAGGCTTTTATTGAGTCAAGCGAAGCTAGATACAAAGGAGTAAGAGATCTTTACTTGGCCATTGAAGATGCAAGACAGTTAGGTATAGATGATATTAGTATTTTGAAAGAGCTTAAAAAAGCTAAAGTTGCTAATGCAGAGTTAGTTATGAGAGGTATTTTTAAACCAGCTGATCTGCAAAAAGACATAATCGCGGAAGCCTACAGAGAAGACTACGACAAAGCTAGAAACTTATTACCAGTGATTGATATAGGAGTTACGGGTCAAGAATTAATACAACCTCTTGAAGGTGCGTTCAGAAGAGAAACAGTGGCGCCGCCAATAACTAGAGTAACCCAGCCAGAAAGCGCTGGATCTCAAATATTACGACAGCAAGAATTAGAAAAATTAGTGGGAGGAACTTAAAGAAGTTCATGCCTCACGCCCTCGGTGACGAGATCACCTGAATCTCTAGCCCTGGATACAAAGCCTCAACAAGTTTCTTTTTCAATTTAAATACATCCGTTTGAATACCTTTGGTATCTTCAACGACTTCTTCGCCTTGTGCGTTTTTGTATCTAAAGTCTGCCTTATACAAACAGATCTTTTTACCTTCGACGAAACAAGGAAAAGGCGGATGCACCTCTATATCAGAGACAGCTCCAGCAGTTTCTAGTTCGCGTAAAAATTTGTATCTAGCTGCCTCTAGTTTGCTATCGAACACATAGCCGTCGAGTTTTACTTTGATTGCTCCGTATTTATTGTATGCCATAACTAAAAAGGTAGAGGGGTCAGGCCAGTGATCCATTCGTGGTCTTTGCATTCCTCTGCTTGCATTTTAGCATTCAACATCTTTTGATTCTTGTTGCATCTCCAGGTGGCTCCGCTTGCCTCTATGATCGGCTGGCTGTACTTGCAGTTACGACAGTTCTTTTCTGTTGGATACTCTCTTTGCATGTAAACGTCACGCGAACCTTTGGGCATGTTCTTGATGCGCCAATCGGTTTCTGGTATTAAACTCTCTGGCGGTTGCTCTGCGGTAATGATTCGTCTTGCTTTCTCCACCATCGACTTATACATCTCCTCGTCTTTATCTATCACTTCTGTGTAGATGTCAGAGTTGTTTTTGTTGTAGACCAGAGCCAAAGACTTATCTAACTTAAAAGCACCCATGTAGCAATGCACTTGGGCCTCGTATTCCATAGACCAACGCTCGTAGCTTTTCTCAGATACTAGATTATTGAAACGCTTTTCATTTGCGGTTTTTATCTCAAGTATCATGGGTTGTTCTTCTTCAGGCAGTCCCTTTACTACGCCGTCTATGTGGCCAGAGAAGTGATCGCCAAGCAAAGACGCGGTGTATTGATTACCTTCTTTATCTTTCTCAAACACCTCAATGTCTTCTATCTTTTTTAAGTAATCAACTATCTGATCTTCTAGCAGATTACCTAGATCCAATATTCTAGAGATCCTGGGCTCAAAGTTTGTTGGTTCTAAACACCAACGAAAGTTTAACCACAACATCCTTTCATCTGGATTGCCGATCTGACTCATACCAAGGTACGGTCTGCGCTTCTCTGGCTCTGACAGCATGACATGATCTATCATGTTATTGACTTCGCTCATAAGTAAACCTCTTTGTTAGCAGTGACTAATTTCTTCACGTTAAAATACTTGCCTTCTTTCTTGACGCTAAGTGACTTCACATGATCCATGGCACCGTCGTTTATCTTGGCAACAGCGTCTTCAGATCTTCTGGGCACACCCCACTGCTTGGTGTTCACAATCCGACACCAATAGTTCTTAGCTAGTCCGTTCATTCTTGGGTGCTCAAACATCAACGGCATTGACCTGGGTAAGAAACTATCTTCTATCTGAAAGAACACACGACAGTAATCGTTACCGTTCTTAGACGTAGCTAGACTAGCGTTGACGCTGACTACGTTTTCTTCTTTGGCTTTCTGTCCAGGCTTCTCATCTGAGATCACAGCACCGCTTGCTGCCTTGGTTTGTTTGGCAACCTTTCTCTCTTCTATCGGAGCTAGATACTGAGCGAACATAGATACTGGGAACTCAGTCAAACACTCAACACACTTCTTAGCATGCGGTGGACTAATCGCTAAACACTCACCGCATATCTTTGGTCGTCTAACTTTTACTTCTTGATCTGGCTGAGCCGTATCAATACAGCCGTGACGCGCTATGTTCTCGCCGTAGTCTAATAACAAACAGTTATCCTTGCCTGGATATAAACGCATGCCACGACCGCACATTTGGACGTATAAGCCCAAACTTTTAGTAGGCCTTAGCATTGCTATACAATCCGTTCTCGGAGCGTCCCAGCCCTCTGTAAGGACGCCTACGTTGCATATAGCGTTGATATCACCAGACTCAAACTGTTCTAATATAATCTTTCGTTCTTCTCCAGGCGTATCACCTGTTAATAGTTTGGCTTTGATACCGTGAGCCAGTAGGTGGTTTGTTAGTTTGGTTGCGTGCATAACCGACACACAAAAAAATACGCTTGCAGTTCTGCCTTTGGTAAAAGCTTTGTCTAGCCAGTCGTTGATGATAGCTATCATGGTTCTGTCGTCCATGGCTAGTTTTTCTAGATCAGATTCTTTGTAATCGCCACCTTTGAATTTAAGTTTGGCTTTGCTTGCATCTATGATGGTGTCGTCAGCAACTTGATACGAAGTTATCCTAGCCAAGTAACCTTGCTCTATCAGATCTGGTATCTTTGCTTGGTAAGCAACGTCGTAAAAGAAATGATCCTTACGCTTGCCGTAGATGTAGCCTTGCCCCATGCGATACGGTGTTGCTGTGCATCCCATAACGCGCATGGCGTAGTCGTCTGACAGCTCTGATATTATCTTTTGATAACGAGTCTGATCGTCTGGCGCTAGGTTGTGTGCCTCATCTATGATGGCATAATCAAACTTGCCCACGTTCTTTAGTCTAGATCCTGACGCTATCGTGTCCCTGGATGCAACCAATATCTGAGAATCCATCTCTTGTCTGCCAAGTCCAGCAGATAACACGCCAACTGGAGCATCAGGCCAGACATTCTTTATCTTGTTCTCAGCTTGCTCTATCAGTTCTTGTCTGTGTGCTAGGACTAAAAACCTAGCGTCTGGATACGTTTCTATCTGTCTCTTGATTACATTAGAAAAGATAACTGTTTTGCCAGATGCTGTTGGTAAATTTAGTAACGGTCTTCTATCAATAGACTCCGAATCAAACCAATTTATTAAAGAGGTTACGGCGTCTTCTTGATACGGTCTTAATTTCATTAGTGTTTAAGTTCCATCTCCTCAGATGTTTCTTGTTCGTTCATCTCTACTTTTATGTTTCTCATCTCTTGTTCCCAACACATGGCTATCATACCCGCTGCGGTCACAGGACAATCTGAGAAGTCATAGTTCAAAGATATAGCAAACCTGGTGATCGTGCTACAAAACTCTCCAGGATCGAAGTCCTCGCGTTTAGCAAACTCCTGAAGATCTTCGCTAAGTCTTCGTGCTAAATCTTTTTTAAATTCACTCATCTGTTAGCATCCTCGCATTTATTATAGATAGTTCAGCATCTTTAACCGCCTTAGTTAGCGTTGGGTTAAATAAAGAATCTTTGTTCTGCCATACTCTGTGCAGTTCACATATTACTTTTTCAGCGTTTGTGATTACGCTCTTGTCCTCCAAGGACAAAGTTTCCTTGTTTTGCATGTCGCCTCTCTGTTATTTCTCTCTGGTAGGCAGTTTGACGACATGCCTAGGTCGCCTTAGATGAGGGTTACTTCATCCAATCGTAATCTTTATCAGAAGTTTTAGATTCAGCTTTCTCCGCTGCCTCTACTTCTTTAGGATCTTGTTCTACGTCTGGCAGTTTATTACCTTTGGTAACGAAGTCAGCAATCTTGTTGCTGTCAGCATAACCGTCTGTTCCAGGTTCTATTTTGATCTTTGCCAAGAATGGCTCGTTCATCATTTCATCTAAGGACTCACGATTAAAAGTTGCATCAGGATTTAAGCCAAGCGCTTTACGCCATGACTTAACTCGCCTAGCAGTTACCGTTACTGCATTCCCTTCAACGGTAAAGTATTCCCATACTTTTCTACCCGCATGCGATGGGCCTACAACATCGAACTCAACCTTAATAGATTGGTTCCCAGCTTTCGAAGTGTGTTGATTCCATTGATTAGCTACCATTTCGTATTGCCCAGCAGGCATGGCAGAAAAGTCATTGTCCTCTTCAACATTCGTCAGATCTATACTAAAGTCATCTGTCATTTTTTTTATCCTCCAGGGCACAATCAGTGCACATAAGAAGTCCGTCGTGTTTTACTTCAGCGTCTTTTTCACCGCACTCGTCACACACAAAGATTTCCTCATGCACTTTTGGCACCCATTAAGTTATTGATTGATTTTTTATATTCGTCGATAAACGAATCCCATTTGAGTTCTATCTTGTCAGGAAGAGGAACTCGACTCTTCGCATCGAAAGCCGGGGAGAACTTGGTAAACAGCATGCGATCGCCCATGGCAAGCGCTCGCGTTTGTTCTTTAAAGCCTGACCCCGACTTAGTGACACGAATCTGATGATTTGCAAACAGATTGAAGTCAACCCATTCTCTGATCTTAGATGATACCTTTTTGTGAAGGTTAAGTTCCCATCGATCGTAAGGTTCTCTCTCTGGATCTGCAAATGTTCTGATAGCAACGTGAGACAGCAGTATCACGTTCATGTTCTTTTGGTTGTTTAAAACATCCAAGGCACGCAGGATCTTCTGAAAGCCCTCGGCTGTCATGGTGTAGCCTCTAGCGTAACCGATGTCTTCGATAGAGCTAACGTTTTTTTGTCTGGCTACCTCTTCTTGAATCAGTTTCTCAGCCCAATCCGTGGTATCCAAGACAACAGTTTTAAAGTCGTGCTCTTCTTGCACGAGCTGTTTCAGCCTGTGCATGATGTCTTCAAACGATTCACACAAAGGAAACGAGGACGTATTAACGTACCTCGTACCTTCCTCCGTCTTAATAAATATTGGCTTTGGAGCTCCCGCTGCAAAGGTAGTCTTACCTATGCCGTCTGTTCCGCCTACGTTCATCTTAACTGGCCCAGGATTCATGCCAGTTTGCACCTCATCTAATATACTCATTTCTTCCTCTTCTCTAAAAAGTTAACGTAAGGACGATCAGATATCTCTGTCGTCAACGCTTGTGATAATTTTTGATAGTGACTAGGAAAGTTCTCAGCTAAAAGCGTCGTGTCTTTTTTGCTTTCCTTGTACTCTATATTGAAGGGAAATAAATTCTGAGGAATGGTTCCCTCTGAATGTATTTTACCCACCAAGTCTTGATCCCAGGATCTTTTGACGCGGTAATCTACTTTAATATCGAAATCGTATTCATCTAAGGACACGCGAGCAGCACCGCCTGTGTTGCTCATTTGGATTACTTTATCTTTAATCTTAGGATGTCTTGCAATAGCTATGTCTAGCTCTTTGCTTTCCTCACGCAATCTGGCCTGCAAAGCAAGATTGTTTTGTTTTCTGGTCAAGAGTTCCGCGAGGTCGTCAAACTCTCTGTCTGTTTCAGCCATACTATTTTCTCCTTTATGGTGTCGAGGGTTGTAGGATTTTCTATGAAAAAAATTATGAAATAAAACGAGTTACAACCCTCAACAAAATCTAATTTATAGTTTTTAAAACTTTCTGTCAATAACTATTTTACTTTTTGTAATAATTATTTTAAAGTACCTATTATGAATTTATCAGAATATATTATCAAGCGTGGAGAAGAACCTCTAGCAAAAGAACTAGATGTATCGGTAGCGACTGTTCAGTCCTGGCGATACGGAAGAAGGCAACCAACAGTGAGAATAGCAAAACAACTCATGATTATGACGAAAGGAGTTCTGAGTTGGGAAGATATCTATGGACCTGTGGAAGAAAATGCCTCTGCTTCTTAACGAAAATAAAACCCAAGAGAACGTTTCCGATGAGTCAAAGCAGGAGATGCTTTGGTCTTTTTGGGAAGAAGGATTCCACTTGATACCTTGTGGATCTCGCAACGAAATCATTCCAGAATACTTTCGCAAACGCCATCCGTTTGAAAGCGATGAGGTTCTGGCTGCTAAGTGGGCGAAGACACCAAGGGTCAAGTGGGAGACTTATCAAAGACGACAACCAACACAAGACGAATTGAGAGAGTGGTTGACTCGCTATCCAGGCGCAAACTGGGCAGCCATAACAGGCATAACGTTTGTAGTTCTGGACTGCGATAGCCAAGAGGCGGTCGAGTTCGTAGAATCTGGGCAATTGACTCGATCGCCTTTAAAACAAAGGACTCCAAGGGGTGGCTATCATTATTTTTATCAAGTCAACGAAGGTCTCAACGTTAGAAACACGACGGGTAAACTAGACGTAAGAGGTGAAGGTGGCTACGTCATGGTGTCGCCGTCAAGAAACTACGGCTTCGAAACATCTGAAGGCGCACACATAAGAGATGTCGATGATTTGCCCATGCTCAACATGAACGACTTGAACACGATCCATGAGTTCAATCAGTCTGGAAAAGTACAACCGATCGGGGATGGCAAGAAGATTACATTGGATCCAGTTGGTGTTGGTCAACGTAACGACACGCTCGCTCGCCTGGTAGGCAAATGGATCCGTGAAGGTTGGGGTTATCGTGAGGTGTTGATCAAAGCGTTTGATTGGAATCAAACATTGCAACCGCCGTTGCCTCTGCCAGAAGTATTGCAGACGGTCATGTCGATCACTCAAGGACACGTCAAGCGTAACCCAGAGGATACTGAAGCGGGCATCATGTCTTGGAAGACTAGCGAATGGCAAATAGATCTCGGCGAAGAACTGAAAGAGATACTGGAACAAGAAGATCCAATCGTCGTA